GTATACCTTCATCGATGGCTTTTTTGATAACTGCAAAGGCTTGATTCAGTTCTTCTTTTTCCATTATCGCTCCATGTACTTGTGCATCTGCTGATAGCGCGCCTCGGCCTCGTCACGGCTCGGATACGAGGGATATTTGAAGATACCAATTGCCCGCGCCCGCCTGATCGACTCCTCGGGCGAATGAACAGCCGCATTCCAGACGGTCGGCACGTTATAGGTTCGCCCGTCCTGTTCGAAGCTAAGCTGGCGCAAGGTAGATATCGAGCCGTCCTCGTTTACGACCGGATTCTTTAAATTGTTCAGGTGAATGAGCCAGCGAAACCGCTCCTGCGGCGTGAGGTTCAAGTCCTCGATCGACGGTGGTGGCCTCTGCGATAATTGTCTTATCCCCTGAAGTTCTTGACCGTAGCCTATTCCCATCGTCGCCTGGAAAGGATCGGTATAGTATTTAATCCGGCTACCGCTCTCCAAATCAGCCATCGCGGGACGCTGCAGCAATGCCGCCGTATCGGTATCGGTCGGCTGTATCTGGCGCCCCAGGAAGGTTGCGCCCCTCGGGCCGGCCTGGGCATTTAGCTGATCGAAGATAGAGCTATAAGGGCTATCTTGCGGCAACTGCGGCGGCAAGGACATAAGCGGCTGGTTTAAAAGCTGATATTGGTCCCAGGGATTCAATTCCAATTCCCCGTATCTACGCGCAGGTTATCTGCCGGGGTTTCCTCCACGAACACTTCCTTGAACTGACTGTCGCAAAAGGCGTCCTCGGGCTTTACTTCTTTGGGCTTGTCCTCGCCCTGGTTGCGCACCGATAGACTGTACCCGTCCATGTTCTCATCTTCGCTAGTCTGAACCGCGATCATAAAAGCCATCACGCAATCGTCATATCCGGTTGCCGCCGCGTAGGTTATAAGCCCGGTCGGTGTGAAATCGCGCACGAAGTTACGCATTTCTCCCCAAAGCACTTTGGAACGGATCGTCACCTGATGGTAGTAAAGCTTCTCGCGGAGCAGGTTGACGATTAAGTTCTTCGAATCGTAGGTGGTCTGCCAGCCAAACTTGCCGGTAAACTTGATCGTGATAGTATCGCGCTTTCGCCAGAGATAGAGATTGGGATAAATCTTCTGCAGCCGCTCAAGCGTCGAAAGCCCGAAGCTATTAACCTCCGAGGCGATCTGCGCCGTATTGAACAACCGCCCGATTGCCGCCAAGATATCGCCAAATTCCCTGGGCAAAACGTGCCCACGCCATTCGGCCACCTGTTCGAGCGTGCCGCGTTCAACAACCTCGATCACCGACCAGTCCCCGGATCTGGCGTTATCGGTCCCGTCGGTCGAACTATCGCCGCCCGCCACGTCGGCGCCTATATCATAGAGCTTGTCCTTCTCGGGCGACTTCCACACCCATAGTTCCCCCTCGTCGTCGCGGAAGATTTTCCCCTCGACTACCTTGTAGCGGGCCAGGGGCGGTCGCAGATACGCCTGCTGCTCGTTTAGTCGGCCATAGGGAAAGGCCGAGGCTTCCTTGGTGATCCAGGCTTCTTCGAACGTGGTCGGATAGGACAGATAGAACAAATCAACGTCGCCGCGGTATTCATCTATTTTGGAGCGCCGCCACTTGATATTTTCCAGTGTAAGCCCGAGTTGTTTGACGAGGATCTTCTCGTGCGGGTATTCGCTTTTGCTGTCGAGCCTTATGCGCTCGCCCGGCCGTATCGCGATTGCGTATTCGGGCAGGCGCCACCATTCAACGAAGAAATAACGCCATTCGCTTGTCGGGCGGTTCATCGCACGCAGGCATTGATCGCGGAAATAATCGGCGCAGCCGCCAAAGTGGGCTGTCGATTCGATAATCCGAATCGTGCCTGGATAGTCCGAGCAGGCGGGAAACAGGGACTCAGTTAGCGCCGCTTCGCTTGGATAGCGGGCAATCTCGGATAGGTGCAGGCAGTGAATCGTTGAACCGACACCCAGGTTGATGTTCTTTGCCTCACCGACAAGCAAATCGGAAGTAATCCCCTCGGCCTCGTCACCTAATACGATCTGCGTGCCCTTGGTAAAGTAACGCCGGATCGGGCGAATATGCGCGTCCATGCGCTTGTAGAACAGGTCGTGCATGGAGAAAATTCGCGCGACGGTGGTTTTATCCTGGGCGACAATGAATGAGTTAACGCCCGGATAGAGCGCCGTTTTGTGCCAGACAATGCCGCTTGCCAGGGTAGAAATACCGGGCTGGCGGCACTTAAAGATGAGCGCGCGCACCTTGCCAGTCCTTTTGTATTGGTCCTCGATGCCGGCAAGGATCGGCTGCTGGACGACATTAGGAGCAAAGGGAGCTATCCCTATGCCCTTCGTTCGAATCGAAAGTTCGCGGGAAAAGAAATCCCCGAGGTTACGCCGGTAGTAAAGCCGCAGCGCGGAAGTCTTGGCGCCTGGGGAACTGGTCGATAATTCTAGGCTCGTCTATCCATGGTTTCTTCGAGTCCTGCCAAAACGACTATTGATGCAGTAATAGCCGCTACCAGAAAAAAGCTGCCCCAAATCCATTCCGAAGTGCCGAATGCGTGCGCGGCAAAGCCATAGCCCGTAAGCGCCGCTACGAATGCTAACCAGTTCATCCTTCTAGCCCATCCGGTCTAAGACCACCATCACCACGACCACAAGCGCGCCCAGAAAAAGCGCCACGACCATGATTGCCGCCAAAACTATCAAGTCCCGATACCATCGGTTCACTAATCCCTCGGAGTTTCGTCGTCATCCCATCCCTTGTTGATCGTTACCCGCGTTGCTCCCGATTGCGCATCCGGTTTCTCCGCAAGTTCATTGATGTGCGGCGGAAAATAAATCTCGACCCATCGATGGCACGAATCGGTTAACCGTCGGAGCGCATCGACCATCTTCCAAACCACCACCGCAAACACGATAAAAGCGATAACTGCGGCCCAGGCGCAAACGGTCAGAACCAGGATCGCGTTAGCCACGCGCTTTTCGTTTACCGATTTTACGAAGCGTGAGCGCCAGGCGGGCACGGCGCCCGAGCACTCCCTTGGCGTGCTTTTCTTCCTGGGCGTATTCGGCTACCGACTTGCCGGCGCGCTTGGCCGAGGCGGTGAAGCTCCCTGGGTGCTTGATCGCACCTTTGATCCAATTCGCCATTACGCACCTCGAAGGTGGCGCGGATTAACGGTCTTGGCCGTAGCCTTCCCGATCATCTTGCGCGAAGTGTTGAAACTGCGCTTGCTCATAGCATCAAACGCGGGTTTCGACTTTCGCCGCGCCTGGGACATATTACCGATCTGTGTCTCCTTATCCATTTTCCCTCCTTAGAACATCTTTCTCGCCCGAGGCATCATCTTACGATAAAGCGAACGCTGCGGCGCGGCGGTCGAAACCACCCTTACCCCGCGCGCGCTAACCGGACGCGCCGCCATGGGGCGTGGCGTCGTATCGACCGAATCATTGGGCGAGCCGCCGCCCGCTGTCATGCCGGGCGAATCGTTCATCGTTTGAGGCTGTCCAATGGTCTTTCGGGTTGCCACCGAAATGCTTCCCTTTGGGTTGTTGCGCATCCAGCTCATCATCGATTGAGCCCTCCTAGCGTATTCGCGTCGTAGGTATAGACGTTTGCACCTTGCAGGCCCCGATAAAGTAAACCGTCATAAGCCGGGTGTTGACTGCCAATACCAGGCACAGGCGGTTTTGGTTCTACCTTAGCGGGGCTTGGCCGAAAGGGCGGACGATAATCTCCATCCTTTCGCGATTGATTTCGAGCTTGCCGTTCTGATCGAGCACGGCGGCAACAGCAGCCGCCTGCGGATCTTTGGCGACCACCGCCTTTGGCCCGAACACCAACCGCTCGGCCTTCCCGTCCTCGGCCTCCTTGGCAGTTGGCTGCTCCAAAATCGCTACCTCGTATAGCATTCCTACCTCCTCGAACTCATTTTCCGTTTATTGGACATGCCGGCCTGGTTGAGCGCGATCGCGATGGCCTGCTTGCGGTCGGTCACTAGCGGCCCGTGCTTGGAGCCCGAGTGAAGCTCGCGGTGCTTAAACTCGTGCATCACCTCATGGACGCCTTCTTTTCCTTTTGCCACCGGCATGAGCTTTCCCCTTATACGGTTTATTGCGCGGCCCGAGTAACCGCTCCGTCAAACTCGGCTGGTA